ATTAGAACCAGACGAAGCTGAAGATTCACCAATATTAGCTGCAGAACTACCTTGCGCTCCGCTTGGTACTGCAGCACCACCTTGTGAATAAGCAAGCATAGGCGACAAACCTGCCGCCTTTAAATCCTCAACACGTCGTTGAAACGACGTATTAGCCATATTCTCCTGAAAAGCACGGTTTATACCGGCTTCTTCAGATTGGTATTGTTGATTACCCATAGCACCAAGTGCAGCACCTGCAGCACTTAACCATGGCTGACCAGTAGCAACACCAGCTACTGAAGCAATACCACCTAAACTACCAAGATTCAAACCCATACTAACGCCCTTCGGTTGTTTCCTCGAGAGTCTTTCGACTCTCCGAGGTTATAAAAAACAATTAGAAATGGTCGATCAAGCCAGGAACACTATACATTGGCATTGGACGAGCCATCTTACAATCAAAAAACGCGTCCATTAAAAACTGCTGACCGTTTGCACTAGCACCTACCGCAGTTGTACGCTCAATAGGAGGAGTCTCCTGAATAAACGTATTGTTCAACGTTGGCAAAGAAGTAAACTTCTGAGCATAATGCCACGCATCAATAGTGCCAGCACTGGTTGACTTAAACAAACCTGTAATCTGCGAAAGTTTGTAACGGTATTCAGCCCAACGCTCCTGATATCCAAATACATCATCATCAGTTGAAGTACCAGTAACATAAATTTCCTTGTTAAGAATCGCTTGCTCACCCAAATGAGCAAATACAGGGAAATAAAAATCGTATCGTGTAGAACGAGACCACATCTTCGGCAAACCTTGCTGATATGTTAAATCAGCACGAACGTTTACAAGACCTATGATATATCCATGTTCTTGAGCATGATACGTAAAACCATGTCCACTAGCCAACGCAGTACCCATTGCAGCCAAGTTACCAAGCGGAGTAGCACCACCAGAAATTGAAGTAGCAGAAGTCTGAGCAATCGGATTAACGTTAACATACGTAGAACCTCCACCAATATATTCAGGACGTTGCAAACGATAATCTTGAGGTGTAACACCAAAGTGAGCACGTAACAATTCTGTATAACGTGTACCACCACGAGCATCACGCTCTAACAACTTCTGAATCTGGAATGACTGACGTAACTGATTAATAGTTGCAGACGTAGCTGCACTTAAATCAGCATACAAAGACTGTGCACCAACAGTCAGAGTATTAGAAACATAAGCAACAGAACCAGTAGTAACCAAATCTTTAGCAGAACCACTACCATTTAAAACACTAACAACATCAGGATAAACACCTGCGGTCTTAATAGGAGCAGAAGTACCTAACGGCAAACTAACCGCAGTACCTTTCTGGGGCCAAGGCAATGCACCAGTAAAATAATCTTTACGCTTACCACGACGCAACATAGCGTAATCAGAAGGAACATCCCCTGAATCCCCAGTACGAACAGTTACAGAATTCTGTAAATTCTCATCTCTAAACCATTCGTTATAAATCAAATTATAAGCACGCAATGGCAAAACATTGTGTGTAACAGTATTTGAACCAGTAATTTGACCAGCAGTCGGCAAACCAAAATGGTCAAATATAGAACCTACCGCATAACCACCTGCATCAGATGTAATGGTAGGAATAACATAAGAAATAGAATCACTTGGGTTCGCTTGCTCACCCATAAACTTAACCCAATTCGTCCAAACCAAACGGTTAGGAACGAAAAAGAAAAATGTATCAAGATGTAAATTATCCATCACTGGAAACAATGGCGTAGCCAAACGAGCAAACAACGTAGCTTTAACGTTGTGCATATCACCAGGAAGAACTTCATCACAATAGATAGGGACTAAATAGCCACCATCAAAAGTAGTTTTATGCGCATGTTGCGTATCAAAACTTGAACGCAGAATTTCCGCTTTAGGAATCATCGCAAATTGATGCGAACTCACTGACTTATTACGGTGCATATTTAATCTCCCGAAGTATTCCGTACCACTCTTGCGAGTGATACGGTTTTTAAAAAAACTTACTCAGTCTCACGAATCTTAACCTGCTTTCCTAAACAAATCTGCTTAGGAGAAGCCAACAAATCAAAGGCACCAGTATTGTCATCAAAAGTGCCCAAATAGTATAGATCAAAATCATCCGGATGAACATAAATCTGATTATCCTCTGAAGCGCGATTAACTTCATCGCTAAATTGACGAATAGCTACACCTTCAGTAGCAACATATGCGGGTCTGCCAAACGCATCCGCAGCACGATCTTTAATCGAAACAATAACTAACTTCATAATAACTCCTATAACTTACGTTTTAACAAAGATAACTTAGCCAAAGCGACCTTTTCCTTTACAGCCAAACGCTCTAAAGTGTTATCTTCCGAGCGAGAACGACCATCAAGTTCTCTTTTATATTGTATACCATCAAACTCTTCAGGAAACAACTCTTTAAACTTATTATCATAAAAACGTGGTGGACGGCACTTCTTGCCACGCACCACAACCGAATCTGACGTATAAACGTCATCCATGAACTTATCAAACCAAGCCTGACCAATACCAGGCTTCAAAGACATCTTATTAAATTCAGGCTTACGCTGAATAATCTCACCAGTATTTAAATCACAATACTGATAATGCGCTTCTGCATCAACCACTTCGTGGTTTTCATTAACGGTTTTACCGTTAATTTTCTTCATAATATATCGCGCAACATAAGCAGCAGACTCAAAATTAACATCACCAATAGAACAATAACCATACGTCCAAAGCTTTTCAAGTATCTTTGACGTATATAAGATAGACCCAGTCTGCGTTCTTTGGAAAAACTTCTTATCTTCAAAATCAAGACCAAAGATACAAGCATGGAAATGAGGACGATCAAAAGTCTCACCATACTCTCCAGCCATATAAAATCGTATTGGATTAACAATATATTTCTCCTTATAAGGCTTACCATCTTTACGATACTTAATACGATAATCGTAAATATTACGATATTCATAATGCTTACGTAACTTTTTCATAAACTTCTGAAAATGGTCGTAATGCAATGACATATCTTTAGGACAATGCTCAGGAGCATATGTCAAAGTAATAAAACAATTACTAGTATGCATTTGTGCCTCATGCATACATCTAACCGCCCACTGACGTGAGCGTTCAAGGCGACAACCAACACACTGACCACAAGGCAATGATAGGGTGCGGACTACATCCGCCCCTGGTATTTCACGCCAAATTATAGACTTGTCAGCGCATTGATAAGCCGTTAAGGGCTTATAACACGCCATAATTCTTAAAGTCTAAAACCACCACGTTGTGGTGAAGTACGCATATTAATTGCTTTTGTCTTGCTTACGCCACGACGAAATTTCTTCGCTGCGCCATGCTTGCTCATTGGTTTACGATATAGGCTCATAACATTGCACTCCGTAGTTAAATATGTGGTTTTGGTGTCACCTAGCACAGTTACATCAAGTAAAGTAACTGTGCTGGATTCAGTTTACACTGAATCCTTAGGTGTTTCTACTGCAGAAACGATAGGCTGAACCACTGGTTCACCATCAATAAGACCAAGCTCAATCGCTTCATCACGATTGGTCTCGTTTTGCAAAAACTCAAGCAATGCATTCGGGTCATGGTCAAACTTAGCCCGAATCTTAGCTGGTAAGCTCATAAAAGCCTCCTCAGAGGCACGAATAGCGTTAAGCGCACTATGATAATCGCTTACACCGCTAAAATCGCCATATGTAGGCTCTAATGGCGTTACTGGTAATTGACCAGTTACGCCAAAACGCTCAACTATAGTATTAATATCACATTCATCTTTCATGTGTTGTTGAGCCAAACTCGGGTCTTCACACTTAAGACCAGTCTCTTGTGAAACAAGAGCCATATCATAATTGTACGGATTACGTACAAATGGTAATTTGTCTTTCATTTATTCAACTCCAAATTTCCCAAAGGGTCCCAAACGAACACCTGGGGTGTTTTGTTTAACCAAACCGCCATAAGCAGCAGCGGTACCAGCCTGAGAAGCCCATGCAGAACCTTTTTTCATGGCTTCAGGCATAAGATACTCTGTCGTGCGTGCATTAGCAATACTTGCTCTAGCATACGCACCTTTAGTAAGAGTATCTTGCATAAGATTCTTTAAACGAGCTGGCATCATACTAGCCAACTCGTACTGCTTTAAAGCAGTATCAGAATCATAATTAAGAGCTTGCGAACCCAACAAATTCTGTTGTTGTTCTTGCAATTGAATTTGTGATAAAGCCTGCTCACGATTAATATTAATCTGTCGAGCAGTAGAACCAGACGAAGCTGAAGATTCACCAATATTAGCTGCAGAACTACCTTGCGCTCCGCTTGGTACTGCAGCACCACCTTGTGAATAAGCAAGCATAGGCGACAAACCTGCCGCCTTTAAATCCT